TGAGCAACAACCCAATATATTAGCTTCTTATATCTAAGGTAAACCTTAGGTAAAGAGCTAATATATTGGTGGACCTTCCAATACGGTATTAAACCTCTTATCAGTAAATCGTTAATTAATAAACAAACTGACCATCTATTTCTTAATACAAATAATATTAAACCCGCTCCAATTGGAGAATAATCAATAATCAAATTTCTTTGATCATTGGGGTCTTTAATAGTTCTGTATTCCCCTTTCGGGACAAATCCTACAGGTTGCCGGAGACCTTTCAGTCTCTTAGCAAACTCTGTAAAATTTGAAGAACAAATAGACTTCCCAGTAGATATTTTAATACCTAATGTTTCCATTAGTTTTAAATATTCCTGGGAAACTGCTTCATCGGCAATGACAATGTCATCACCAAGTACACAATAGCTTGTAAATCTTTCTGATTTACCTGCTTTAATAGCTGCTACCTGAACTATCACATGATGTGTGATAGCCAGCATAGCAAAAGAAGAATAAGCACCCATTGGTTGGCCTACTGAATATTTTATAAATTCCTTCTTGAATTTATATTCTATATCCAGTAAAGCCTTCCAGTTAGAACCTTTCAAGTTTAATCTGTTAAGAATTAATTCTTGAAGATCCAATGGAAGTCTATCAGTTGCGGCACTTAAGTCAAACCCATTAAGTTTGAGTGGTGAGTCTTTCATTCCAATAATAAGATCATTAAAAGGTTTATTTTGATCAAATGTACCATCTTGAGGTATTTTCTTTAATAAATTAAATAAATACTTATGGATAGGATACAACGAGGCTTGTATTCACGCATTTGTTATAGCAACAATACGTGCTTTACCAGCTTGATCATAAACAACCGATAATTTTCCTAAAATAGGTTTGGAAGCTCCCATAATCATACAAATAATGTAGTATGGCAATAGTAAAGTTATCACTATCATAATTCAAATATTTAAAAATATTCCTCTTCATTTATAAATCAAATTAAATTTTAATAAGTTATATAAATTATAAGGATAATGGATAAATGCTAATGCATCTATACCAGTATTGAATCATGATATTTTACCATTGGGCCCAGCTTTCTGAGAGAGAGTTAAATCAAATTTCAGTTCTACCCCTTCTTTAAGCAAGTTTAGATGGACCAATGCTTGATCAATAAGATCAGCATCCAACGTCTTACTAATCCCATCAAACGGGGATGTAATCGTCGTTAAGTCTGGCTTTACCTTAGTTGGTAAAACCCTAAACAAACTAATCAAGGATAAGCATGCAATAATCCTATTTAACCTTCATGGTTTCTCCGTATTAAGGAGATCCACGCAAAGTTCCATAGGAAGAATTGCAGGTAACTTTAATTTATTTAATTTCACAAAAATCTTTTTAGAAGGCTCCAAGTCCATACCCGATAACCGCCTGACAGTTAGACGCATTACCTCTTTTAAATATAAAAAGAGAAATGTACTACCAGAACGATCTCATATGAATATAAACTTAGCAATTAACTTATAAAAAGATTGTTTACAATCTTCAGTATTTGTGCATCAGACTATAATTTCAAGAAAACGTGGAAATTCCTTTTGGGAAATCCATTGCTTTCTTTCATTATAATCTTTTTTGAAAGTTTTAGATTTAACCATAATTGATTTCAT